TCTTCACTGCAATAAGTACCAATAAATCCTTCATAATGAAATCTACCAATCAACCATTCTACTGCTGTCTGTTTCATTGCTCTGAGTTTTTATATGTTTCGTTGTACCAATATTCAAACTCATCATCTTCCCATCCTCCAATATATGGACAACCTGCATCTCTCATCTGTTGCTTTTCAATATCCAAATACTTATGAAAGTGATTGACAAACTCTCTACCCTCTACTGAGTGCATATTGAAGAGATGAGGCTGTAACTTCTCTAAGTCACTAAACACCTGTTGTACTGCTGTCATAATAATTTAGTTTGTGTTACTGACTTAAATAGATCCGATTGTGACTCCATTACACCTGTAGCATTAATGAAATCTATCTCTACCTTAGCAGATTGGATTAGAGTTCCTGCAAGCTGAGAGATAGCCTTAGCTTTATCTACCTCTACATTCACCTGGTCTGTTGTTAATGTCTCATCGCTCAATCTCTCAAGAGCCATGAATAGATGATCTCTTAGATCACTTAGTTTGTTGTGTGCCATTTTTATTTATTTTTTTTATTAGTTTACATTTTAATCTCATTACCTGTTGTAATTCTTTAGGCAATCTTTGTATGGTATTTCTAGCCATGTTCTCCTTTTTAGTAATCATCATCAGATTATCAATATCATTATTTAGATAATTACCATCCTTATACACCACTACCATCCCTTTAGGTATTGGTCCATTGTGCTGTTCCCATGTGTACCTGTTCAGCTGTTCCCACTTTGAATCTGCTAGCTTAATATACTGATACATCTTACCTCCTGTATCTTTTCTCTGATGGATAGTACCTATAGGTTGAGTATTCATAGGCTTATTACCTTTCTTAAACATAGTCTTAGCTACTTTCTGATATAGTTCATTGGACATTTTCTGTCCTTTGTTGGAAGGTACAGTGCCTTTCTGAAATTGAGTAGCTTTACCTCCTAGATAACCTGGAGGGAATTGAGTAGACCGAAGATAAACAGGATCTTTCTTAATACCCATACTCCATGCTCTATTGTACACTGATGACTCACTAAGTCCTAAGTCATCTGCTATCTTCTTAGTAGGTTCAAATGGATACCTTTGTCTGATGATATCATTCATACCTCTTCAATTAGCATTATTAAATCATCATTCTTTTGTATGAGCTGCTTAACATGATCAGCATCATATGCCTCTACTATCCTAGTCACTAACTTTACAGGACCATTCCAATAGTCAAAGGTCTTGAATACTACTTTATATCTCTTCATTGTCATTATTTTTAATTGGCACATCTAAGCCATACATTAAATCAAACATCTTAAAATCTCTGTTAGCATTTCTCTTACTACCCTGATAATTCTGAAAGTACCACTCTCTGAATCTCAGGTATTTTTGGTGAGTATAATCACCATTAGCTATGGCATCCTGTACCTCTCTAGCTAGTTGTGTGAACTCATTTATCATCTCTAAGTAGTTTAGCTCTGCAAATCTGCATATAAAGCTCTAGGTTAAAACTCCCTCTATCTTGTCTCTGCCACCAATCTAATTGCTGAAAGAGTGTGATCATGTTATTCATAACTTAGATTTAAGTAGGTTAAGATTTGCATCACTTAAAGGAAACAGGGACATACATTCATCATCAGTCTCTGTAGCATTGTAGGTAAATGGCTCAATAGTACCTGCTATATATACATCACTATCATAGTCAGTAGTCCAATTAGAAAAATAAGTATTGTCTCTTTTGTGTAGGTCTATAAAGTTCATAATATACAAGATAAAAAAGTGAATAAAAAAGTAAATATTAAAAATGCACTTATAACTAATAGCATTGTCAAACAAAGTGCTATCTGCTCAGCTCCTTTAGGAGTAAAGTAATTAATTAGTTTTTTCATTGATCTTAGTTATTAGGTTAGAAATAGTGTTCCATCTGCACATTGCTCTATCAGTAGCTTCATGCTCACTGCCTAGATGCTCTGCAAAATCTTGAGCTAAAGTCCAAAGCTGCTGTTCTTCTAGTAAAATAATCTCCATAATTTGTTGTTTGTCCATGTGTAAAAGTTTTAATTGTTAATAACTATACGCCAAAGATATTAAAAAGTTTTATATCTGCAATAAAAAAGAGTAATTTATATTCATTCTAAATAAGGTAAAACACTTAACGAGGGTGATTTTTACTTAATAATGTATTAGAGTAAAGGTAAAACATATAACTGTGGTCTCAATTTGCGACTGCAACCAACTTGGCGGAAATACCGACAGGTTAAAACCTTAAAATCTTTTATGTTATTAAGGTTATACCCTTAAAAAGTCCAGTTTATTAATTAAAAAACGGGACATAATCGGAATAAAAAACAAGACATAATAGGAATTTTGCCTATTATGTAAAGCATATTTGACACAACAAAAAGCAATAGACTGCACAAATTTATACTCACAGTATAAAAATCTGAATGAATTTTCCAAATAGAGCAATGTACTGCACAATATGTAAAACATATTTTACAATAATGTAGGTATTTGTAAACTTTATTTAGCTTTATTGTCTTTAATGTTGGAGATATTCGTCACAAATTTTGCTAATATTTGGGACAAAAAAAAAGCAGCTGCGTGCTGGGGAGCTTACAACTGCTTTCTCTAACATGGAAACAAGTGCTAATTTAGTGTTTATATTTGAATTTCAAAAATTCTATGTAAGTTTTATTATTTATTTTATAGTGCTTTCTGCAATCCTTACATTTCATCCAATGGTGAATAGTACCTCCTGCAGTTATTACCTTTTTATTATAATAGATATTATAGTTTGTACATTCAGGACAGCAGAACTTCTCATCTCCCTCCATTACAGCATAGTGAGTAGATGGAACTGCATAAGAATTGAGTTTATTGAATACAGCTTCTAGTACAGTGACATCCATCTTACAATAGTCTACCATCTTATTCATAGCCTGCTGATCTTTCTTAAATACAATATCTTTCCACAGGTCTAATCCTCCTGTATCCATCTTCTGCCCTACCCCTAAATACTTAGCTATATAGTCTAATTTATTTGAGTTAAAATTAAAGTACTTTCTAGCCCATTTAAGAGTGTCTATAGTCTTAGGTGATGGCATAACATCAAGTCCATGTAATAGAGCTCGTGTGCGTAGCCATTTGAGATCAAATCTATCCCCATTATGAGCCACAATTTCATCAGCTTGAGCCATAACTTTAAGGAATGCTTTAATCATTGCCTTATCAGATTGCTTTTTATCCCAAGTTAGGAACTGTACATCCTGCTCATGCTCCCATTTGTAGCAGATGCAGATGATTGCTCTTTCATGAATGATGTCACCTGGATTGATTGTGAGGTTATATCCTGATCGCCAAAATATACCAACATTGAATGATGTCTCAATGTCAAAAAACAGTCTTTTTCTTACCATAAATATTTCTCCCTAGCAAATTTAAAGAGATATGATAGCAGTAAGCCTATGCCTACCCCTACAAATAACAGGTTTAAATTACCTCTAGTTCTAGGTCTTGTAGCTTTAGCCTGTGCTTTCTCTACAATACGATCTTTGTAGATAGTTTTTATTTTTAACTTATATTCTATTCTCTTCTCCTGCCTAGTCTTAGGCACATAGACTGTGTTATACTTTATAATGGTATCCTTAGTAGTTATAAACTTCTCCCACACTATGCTATCATGAATGATAACAGGGATAGAATCTAGTGTTGTGATTCTGATAGTATCTCCTGTCTCTTCACAGGTATATCCTTTCTTAATAGCTTTATTAAGATGGTATTGTGCAGAGCAGCTACTGAGTAGTATTATTATAGCTAAGTATCTCATCATTCTTTTATTTCAAAGTGCATCCAATCGTAGTTCTTCTCTCTACCCAAAGATATAAATCCATGCTTATAGAATATATCTATCATCTTCTGATACTCAGGTCTAGCAAATCTAGCAGTCTTAGATGATTCTTTGAGTAGATTTCTAGCAGGATCTAAATCAATAGCTATACCCCATGAGTGCATGGATAGTGCTGTGCCACCTCTCATCTTTCTATAGTTAAAGCATCCACCGAATAAATCTATCCCTAACTCCTTAATCTTATCGTATCCATATACAGATAGTAGTTCATTAAATACAGCTGTAAAATTATCAGCTACTAACTTATGGCACATCATAGAGTTGACAGTGCTGTCCAAATCCCAAGCAATTCTCATTGGATATGGTAGCTTAATTTTTACCAAGTATCCTGCACCTGTTACATTAGGTGTACCATATTTAGAGGTAAGTTCCCATCTAGTCATTTCAGTTTGTTTAGGTTGTCTTTTACCTCCTTAGCTCTAGCAAATAATGCCTTTCCACTTTGCCACAGGTCCAAATGGTAGACTTGCTTGTATGACTCATTAATTGACATCACCTCTATACTAGCTAGCACTAGTGCTACTATCTTTGTGAGCATAAATGGTACACTAAAAAAAGTAAGAATGATATCATTGAGTATGAATTGGTCTATTAAAAAGAACATAATCACAGTAACTTCATAGAGTGCTAGCTTGCTGATTATAGATGAGAGCTTTCTGCTAGTAATTTTCTCCCCTAACTTTTTAGCTTTCCAAATGCCAGTGATAGTATCAATACATATTAATACTCCTATCATTATCAGGATACCACTTATTGGTAAAAAGAATGCAAAGCATATAGATATAAGAGTCAAAAGTTGTGATTGTATAGATATTAGTAGTAGTGATAGTTGTGCTTTCATTCTTTAGATTCTATTTCAGATGCTAGTAAAAAAGTAAAATAAGATATTAATAGGCATCCTAATAATTTGAAATGTATCTGATCAGCAAATACTAAAGAGATACCTGAAAGATATCCAAAACCAAAAGTTAAGAATGATAAGACTCCTGAGTGCTTCATAGTATTAGGATTGAATTATTGTAACCATTGTTACCTGAACCTCCACATAATCCTGTACATTCTAGCAAGCCATTAGATAGACATCCACATCCATCTATCATAGGTCTAAGGTCAGTATCTCGGTTAGTTGTACCTGTGAATATTGGATACAAAGCTCTGTTTTTTAGTAGGTATCTTATCAATCTTTGCTCAAAGAATGCAGCTTTCTGTGCATAATGCTCCATACTGAATGCTATAGTACCTCTATCTACAGATGAGCTGTTATCTCCGAATTGAGTTTGCAATCCTTTATTTTTTAGCTGTAGACTAAGACCAAATACAGCATCTTCTGCTGCTCTCCATGCTATAATAGGCTGAATAAATGTAACTAAAGTTTCCTCATCAGGATCTAATGTCTGATCATTGTATTTAGTAAGCAAGTCATTATAGAATGTAGTACCTAAGATAGGCATGATTCTCAGCTGAGCTTGAGTAGCTAAGTAAGGAGTAACATTATTTACATCTACATTTGCTGTGATGGGTGTGTTATTCTTTAGATATGTTTCTGTTATAAAGTATAGCATTATATTATAGGTGTTTGTGCAATTTGTGTTTTGCTTTTATCCCCTCCAGGTACAGGAGGTAGTGATGCTAAGGCTCTAATCTCATTCTCAGTCATAGTCTCAAGTACTTTAGTAGCTACCAATGGAGATAGACTATTAAGTGCATCATTAGTCTTAGAGGTATCTCCCTCAAGTTCTACTATAGCCTCATTAATTATCTGATAGTTATTGATAGTAAAATCTGCATCAATCTTAGCTATAAAAAGTAGCTCATTAAAGATATCAGATACCATATCTCTCAATGGCATTACTACATTCTTCTCAAATATGATGTAAGCCTGCTTAATATCTGAGCCATTACCTAGTGATCCTGTAGTACGAATACCCATAAGTATAGGATCAATGGTGTGAGAGAAGCAAATCTGCTCAGTATTCAGCTGTGATGCCTCTTGAAATAGTTTATCATTACCATTGGTAGGTAGTGACTCTATCTTAGGCAGTTGGTCCTGACTATTAGCAAAGAATGCCACAGCTTTACCTGCATTAGCAGCACCTTTCAATCTATCAATGGTATTTCTTATCATGTTCTTCTCCTCCTCAGACTGAGGTCTCTTAGGGAACATCATAGCAAAGGATGGAAATACTGAATTTTGGATATTACTTTTAGCAAAGTAGCTAAGTTCACCTGATAAAAATGCAAAGTTTAGAGCTGAGGTGTACTGAGGTAATGGATAATAATCCTGCCCAATACATTCCACTTCATATACAAATAGTTGCTCATAGTCTCTAGAGGTAGGTGAGTATCTTCTAATCTCCTGTACTCCAATCCTACTAGCCCAATCATCACAGATATAGTATCTCTTACGGTCTAAGTTTACTCTAAGTTTCTCAGGTGATAGATTGACTATCTTAGTGAGTTTCATCTTATCATCAAAGCATAACTTGAAATATATTCTATTATGCAGTATTAGTTGCTGAGTTACTGCAGGTACTATCTTTTTTATGTTTAATTTTCTCTCTAGTGTGTATAGCTCTAGCTTATCCTGTGGAGTAAGTCTATCAGCTACTATATTAAATCCACCACCTACAGCTGCATTAACTTTATAACCCACTATTGACCCATGCAGTGGACTAGAATAGAAAATTTGATTAATCAGTTCAGGGAATAGGTTATCCTGCCCAAAAAAAATGACTCCATTAGTCTGAGTCCTACCATTAACATAGGGTAGAGTTAAATTAGCACCTCCTACTTTAAGGAATGGAGTAGAAAATGACTGATATCCCTCTACTATTTCATGCTTTACTGTTTTAAAAAAATCTTTTAATGCCATAATTACTCATAAATTGATGATACTATCGGTCCACTTACTACCATCCTGCCCTCTTCAATCACTACTCCTGTAGAGTTAGCAATAGTTGGAGGTGTGATAGTTGACTCATAGATACTATATGTATACTGTCCTTTGACTAGTTCCAAATCTACAGGCTCATCTAACTCAAACTGATTAAATCGTTCAGGATAAGTTGATAGATCAGCAGTGTAGAATGTAATAGGTGCGGAAAGTTTGTCCATTTCATTCTGAAAAACAAATAAATAATAAGGATTCGGCAGTGTACTTACCTCAGTTAGGGTAAGGATAATCTGATTGACCTCATCTTTCTTTATGTATATCATATAACTATATTATACTAAGGTCAAAAAATGTTTAAAAAAAAAGCTCTACAATATGCAGAGCTTTAATTATTAGGGTGTTAAGGTTATGCTTGAGAAG